TATTTAGCCGTTGGACAGCTGTACGTCCCAGAGCTCGACAAGCGGGTGGCCCTCGAACGGTGCAAGCGAGGGGTCGTAGTCCTCGGGGTGAAGTGGGAAGACGTAATCATCAAGGGCCGCCGGGGTGAGATATGCGACGCACGACATATATGCTCCAAGTACCTCCGTGACTGCGGCTTCGGATACAAGGCTATCTCGAAAATTTTGGGACGCGGGGACCACTCAACGTCCGTATATTCGGTGCGCAGGGGGAATGAGCTCTACGAGGTAGACCGAAACTTCCGCCACAAGTACCACCGATTCCTCAACGCATGACCTCACGCAAAGCGAAACGGATGCTCAACGAGAGCGACGACTGGATACTCTTCACCATGAAGAAGACCGGAGAGACGCAAGCCGAACTCGGAGCCTTCTATCCTTCGGCGGAATCGTGGGAGCTACTTTTGAACATCGCAATCAACGACTACCATGTCAGAGAAACCCTCAGAAACATCCTCAACGCAGCCGATGCGTATCGCGACCAGCGAGCTGAAGACGAACCCGAATAACCCACGCTCGATTCGGAAGGACCAACTCCAGAAGCTGGTGAAGAGCCTGCGGGAATTCCCCGAGATGCTCGAGGCACGTCCCATCGTAGTCGACCCCGACTTCGTGGTGTTGGGTGGTAACATGAGATTGAAGGCAGCACAGGAGGCAGGACTCAAGGAAGTCCCCGTCTACATCGCTTCGTGGGAGGAAGCCAAACACAAGGAGTTCATCATCAAGGATAACCTCGCCTTCGGGGAGTGGGACTGGGACATACTCGCGAACGAGTGGGACGCGGAACTTTTGGAAGGATGGGGCATTGAGATACCTGGCTTTGATTTAGATGCTGACAAGCTCGGGGAAGACTTCAGTTTGCCAAGCGGTGATAAAGAGCCTTTTCAGCAAATGACTTTTACCCTTGCGGACGAGCAAGCGGAAGTAATAAAGAACGCTCTTGCAGACATGAAAGGGACGGATGAATACAAGTATGCCGAAACGCTGGGGAACCAAAACAGCAACGGCAACGCGCTATACTTAATCGTGGCAGCATGGGCAGGGCAAAGGATATAATTGTTAAAGTCATCCCAGCAAAGATTGCTAATGAGTTTGTCAAGAAGCATCATTATAGCGGGAAGGTTGACCCAAGGTGCTACGTTCATTTCGGATGCTTTCTTGATGGGAAACTTCATGGAGTGATGCAACTTGGCCCAAGTATAAACAAACGCGCTTCAGTTAATTTGGTAAAAGACACGCATTGGAACGGCTACTGTGAACTTGCAAGAATGGCTTTTAATGACTACCTTCCAGCAAATAGTGAAAGCAGATGCATCTCAATCATGATGAAGCTGTTGAAAAAACAAGCACCCCATATTGAATGGGTAGTTTCTTATGCAGATGGGGCGCAGTGTGGAGATGGAAGTATCTATAGAGCAAGCGGTTTTTACTTGGTAGATATTAAGAAAAACACTTCAATGTGGAAAATGCCTGATGGAAATGTGGTTTGTAGCATAATTTTTAACCCAGGGTTTTCGCCTAATAGTAAAAACGACCAAGGCAAAAAATATGGCAAAGTTGGAGATATGGCAACTTGGCCGGCCACACGATTTCTTAAGCATATAGGAGCTGAGGCCGTTCCGGGATTTCAATTAAAATATGTTTACTTTCTTAACGATAGTGCCAAAAAAAGATTGACAGTGCCAATTTTACCCTTCAGCAAAATAGATGAACTCGGAGCGGGGATGTATAAAGGGAAAAAGGTCTCTTTGCAAGAGAGAAGGCAAAACGCGCAGGAAGTGTTACCGGCAGCACGCTTGGCTCCCAGTCAAGAAGAGGGGTTCGATTCCACCCCTGCGCTCTAATTCTTCCAAGATGGAAGCAGTAAGAACCAACAAAACCGACAGCAAAAAAGAGCAGATGCTCGAAGCCCTCGAACGCTCGCTCGGGATCGTGACGACGGCTTGCAATGCCATTGGGATAAACAGAGCCACCCACTACGACTGGCTGAAGAAAGACCCCGAGTACAAGCAGGCCGTCAAGGACATCGACAACCGCACCCTCGACTTCGCAGAGAGTCACCTCCACAAGCTCATCAGCGAAGGCAACCCAGCCGCCACCATCTTCTTTCTGAAGACCAAAGGCAAGCACAGGGGATATATCGAACGCCAAGAGATTGAGGTGGCAGAGAAGAAGCCCCTCTCGTGGTTCACGGACACCACAACGGTGAGTTGAAACAGCCCGCCACATACTACCACGTCACCACCTGCCCAGCCAAGATCCAAGTACACCAAGGAGGCACACGCTCGGGCAAGACATATTCTATCCTCACGGCTCTCATCGAGCTGTGCCATCGCAACGAGAACTCGGGAGCCGTCATCACCATAGCCCGCAAGACGTTCCCAGCCATCAGAGCCTCGGTGATGCGGGACTTCTTCGAGATACTCGAGCGGGAGGACCTCTACAACCCGGAGCTCCACAACAAGTCCGAAGCCACATACATCCTCTTTGGTAACATGGTGGAGTTCATAAGTGTCGACCAGCCACAGAAAGTCAGAGGAAGGAAGCGCGATATTCTCTTCGTCAATGAAGCGAACGAACTCACCCTCGAAGACTGGAGGCAGCTCATGCTCCGCACCACCGGGAGAGCCATCATCGACTACAACCCCTCCGACGAGTTCCACTGGATATACGACCACATCCTCACCCGCGATGACCATGCCTTCTTCCAAACCACCTACCTCGACAACCCCTTCCTCCCCCCGTCCACCATTCAAGAGATTGAGCGACTCCAAGAGGCAGACCTCGACTACTGGAGGGTCTACGGACTCGGAGAGCGGGGTGTCTCTCGGGCCACTATTCTCACGCATTGGAAGACAGTACCCGAGATCCCCGATGGGTGGAAGCTCATGACGGTGGGCCTTGACTTCGGATATACCAACGACCCCACAGCCATCGTGAAGGTGTACACCGACGGTCATGCCTTCTGCCTCGATGAGGTATGCTATGCCACCGGACTCACGAATGCGGACATAGCACGCACCCTCCGCGATGCAGAGATAGGCAAGACGATGATCGTGGCGGACTCGGCAGAGCCCAAGAGCATCGACGACATCCACGGCCACGGACTCAACGTACACCCAGCCCGCAAAGGTCCCGACTCGGTACGGAGTGGCATCGACTTCCTCCGCTCGCGTCCGCTCTTCATCACCGAGCGAAGCATCAACGGAATCAAGGAGCTGCGGAACTACAAGTGGAAGGAAGACAAGAACGGTCGGAGGCTCAACGAACCCGTCGATGCTTTCAACCACTTCCTCGATGCGAGCCGCTATGCCATCACTTGGAACCAAACGAATCCGAACTTCGGGAAATATGCCCTCGGATAACTTGAGAAATCACCCCCTTTTTACTTATACAGATATGGAGCTTCGCTTGCCTGCCCACTATGCTGACCTCACCCTTCGCCACCTCATGGCCTTGGAATCAGACACCGACCCTGTGAAGCGGGTATCGGCAGTCACAGGCGTACCCTACGACAAGCTCAGGACGATGCCTCGTGTCCTCATCACAGAAGCCGACGCACACATCTCTTCCCTCCTCCAGAAGGAACAGGCCCAGCACAAGCCTATCATAGAACTGGGAGGGGTGACATACGGCTTTATCCCGAACTGGGAAGAGTTCTCGACGGGGGAGTGGATTGACATGGAGGACTACACCAAGGACTTCTGGAGGAACGCCCACAAAGCCATGAGCGTCCTTTACAGGCCCATAGACAGACGTTGGGGCGACAAGTATACCATAGCCCCATACACGGCAAAAGAAGACGCTGAGGCCTTCCTGGAGATGCCTGCCCCTCTCGTCTCGGGAGCGTTGCTTTTTTTTTGGACTACCGAACGAGAACTGCTGACCACTTTGCAGTCCTCTTTGATTCAAACAACGAGGGAGGCGATGCGTTTGCTGAGAAGTGGGGATGGTACCCGCTCCTCTTCTCCTTGGCTGGGGAAGATTATCTCAAGATGGATGCGGTTACGGCTTCGCCTATCGGCCACCTCTTCACCCACCTCGCATTCCTGAAGGACCTCGAACATAAGCGGAAGTCATGATCACATTCAACAATATAGTCGCCAAGTTTCAGGAGTTCTGCGACAACCACTTCTTCATCAAGACGTTCTCCTATGGAAGCCCGTCCGATGTCGACTTGGACAAGTTCGAGCAGTACCCCCTCATGCACCTCGTATATACGGGAGGGGACTACAACACGGAGCGCACCAAGACGTACAACCTCGAGATATACATCCTCACGCTCCCACCTGCGGAAGCCGACAAGAACGCCCACCAGAAGGAATCCATCAGCGATGCGGAGCAGGTAGCGGAGGACATACTCGCAGACATCGAGAACGGAGGCGACATCTTCCAATTCGGATACCACTACGACCTCACCTCGGCCTCGGTCACCCCGCTCGAAGAAGAAAGGAGCAACGCCCTCGCAGGGTGCCTTCTCGACCTCACCATCGCGGTTCCTTACAGCTACGACTCATGCAACGCACCCCTCACAGGAGTGGAGCCCGAGGGAAGCACCCCACAGTCATATCGTGCCCGGGGGCTCTTGAGAGTGCGAGAAACCGACGGGAGTCCAGATGTTCTCTCGGTGGCTACCATCAACGTACCGAATGGGTCCCTCACCGATGATGGGGACGGGGAGATAACGCTCAACTTCGGGGTGGACCCAATCACAGCCCTCGCCTCGGTTTCGTACGCAGGGCAAACCCCTGACACCATATACCCCAACGCAGGAAGTGTGGCCTTTGGGGCATTGAAAGACATAGAAGGTCCCGTTTTGGATGAGGTCACCATCGTAAATGCGGGAGGCATCGTAGCTACCTATACCCAACTTCCCACGGCTACGATACTCTTCTCCAACGTCCCGCAGGGCAGGAACTTCACGGTGACGGCCAGCTTCGACTTCTTCTTGATTGGTCCATTTGATTTGTACAATATCTATCTCCGCACAGCCAAAAGTTCAGGCCCTCTTGCCAACACTTCGGCAGACCTTCTGATGACTGCGGGAGCCATCACAGGAGCCAACTCTCAAGACGTGACCTTCACCATCATCTCCGATTCCTTCACAGCGTATACGTTCAGCTTCTATGCCCAGAGCTATTACGGGGACTTCGGAGTACGCATGACAGACCTCTCCATCACCTGCGAAGCATGATTATTGATACTACCAACGACGAGCTCCTCATCAACGGACAACGCTGGCAGCGCGGGGGATACCTCCTCGCCACGGCTTACTCCACCGACCAGATTAACATCACAGCCCGCGACGGCAGGGTGATAGGCAAAGCCATCGAATGGGACCGCATCCTCGACAAGGACAAGAACACCTTCGGCCTCGATAGGGACGGGACGGTTACGGCCCTGACGAACATCTTCAACTCCCAAGTGAAGAGCCCCTACAAAATCGATGCCCTCCGCGACGTAGAGGACGGGACGGCAGCATATGGGGAGATTATGATTTACCGCTCTCCGGGAGAGTGGCAATACGAGGTCTTGGAGCAATACCACGGGGCCTACGACAGCGAAGCCGCGACCTTACGCTCTGGGGCTACGGCTACGCTCGAATTGTACTATACGGCACAGGCCGACGGGGATGGTATCAGTGAGCTCTCACAAAGCAACACCCCCGCCTCGGGGTATCAGATTATTCGGAAGCTCTACTATAGCGAGAGGGCACAGCAGGATCCAGACACGGGGACGTGGGTGCAGTTTGCTGACGTGGCGGCTAACACATCCTTTAATGATGCAAAGAATACCCTGCTTGCGTATTTGAAGGAGCGCACAGGGGGTACGGTCCCTATCTCTTTGAAGATGACATGGGAGGAGGTTGAAATCTACAACGGCCTTCTCGACTCTTACGGAGGAGCAGCGGCTGCCTACTCCGTCCGTCGCCTTTCGAGCTCCTACGAAGGCTCTCTCATTCAGGTGGAGCGTGCGAGCGACAATACGACGCAGGACATCGGATACGACAGCAACGGCGACTTGGATACGGCGGCGATTGCTACGTTCTGCTCGGGGACTAATTGCACGGTCCGCACATGGTATGACCAGTCATCGAACGGGAACGATGCGGTACAAACCACACAAGCGAACCAGCCCACCATCTACACAGGCGGGGCTGTGATTCTTGAGAACGGGGAGGCGGCAATGAATCTCACCGATGGGCAAGGATTCACAATGACATCAGCCATTGGTGCAGGTGCCGACAAGTATCCTTTCCTCGTTCATGCGGCAGATGCATCAGACACCAGTTGGTCGTTATATGCAGAATCCGTATCTGGTAATGTGACACCTTTGGCTGAAGATGGCAGCACCTCGACATTGTTGCAAAGTAGTCCATATGACCCGCTAAACGCAATTTTCAAGGATGGAAGTGCTCTTACTTTGACCACGCGAGACGCATTGCACGCAAATTACGTTTCTGCTGGTCAATCACTAACCACAATGCACTTCGAGGGCAGCCCAGGCGTTGCCATCCTGTTCAATCGAAATGGAGGACGTAATTATACTGGAACTGTGCAAGAGCTAATATTTTACACGTCCGACCAATCCAGCAACAGGAGCGGCATCGAGACGAACATAAACGACTACTTCGGAATCTACACCCCCTTCACCACGGGACTGCTCGACGACTATGGAGGAGCGGCAGCGGCTTATTCCTTGAGGCGATTGTCGTCCACCTACACTGGGCCTCTCATTCGTGTCCGTAGGGCAAGCGATAACGCAGAGCAAGACATCAGTGCGGACATCGAAGGCAACCTCAACACAGGGGCCTTGGCTGCGTTCTGTTCAGGTACTGACGGCTTCGTGAAGACGTGGTATTGTCAGAGTGGCAACGGAAACGACGCGACACAGACGACGGCGGCAAATCAGCCAAAAATTTACGACAGCAGCACGGGTGTTGTTCTTGAGAACGGAGAGCCCGCGTTGGAATTTGATGGCACGAGCGACCAACTTTCCGCATCCGTGACCATTGGGTCGGCTGCGGCATCGACATCCTTCGTTGTTGTGAATCCCGACACCATAAGCCCCAACAAGCGCATATACAATATGCACGACGGCGCAACTGGCGACGAGAGAAACAGTTCATTTGTCAATTCGCAGTTCAACATTTATGACGGCACGAATGGCCTTACCACAGGCACGACGGTTGCGGGAACGCAGTACCTCATCACGAGCCGATTCGTAACGGGTGACGGCACGATTCACGCCAATGGGACGTTGCAAGGCACAAGCGCATCGATTACGCAGAAAGCGGTCAACACTTTGTCGATAGGAAAGCAAGACGTAGGCGCTACGTTCTACCTTGACGGCAATATGCAGGAATTTGTTTTGTATGCTTCCGACCAATCCAGCAACCGCTCAGGCATCGAAACCAACATCAACGACTTCTACAACATCTACCCATGAGCTACATCATCGTCCTCCCCGAAGGGTTCTTGACGAGTGAGGTAAGGGCCAAGAGCATCACACGAGAGCTGTACAACATC